GGTCTAAATAGTCTAGTTTAATGTGTGACATAATGAATAGTTTATTGGTTTACTAAATGAATGAATACTCGTTAATATTGTGTGGAAACCACCAGCTATGCTACCGTAAACCCCCGTAAACGGCAGTTATGTGATGGAATCCACCTATTTTGTAGTGTGAAAGTAAGGGGAGAGACAGTCTCCCTCGTTTACACTCGTGTTGGTTATTAAAGCATACGCTTCATTTCTGCCAACTTATTAATGTCGTTAATAGTATCAAGTCTATTTTTTTCAAGTACTAAGTCGTAATAAGAGTGTTTAGCATCATTCAGTTGAGATGATAAATCGTCAACATTAGATTGTAAAGTTTCAATTGTAGCGTGAGCAAGCTCCAACGCTTTTAATAAAGTTTCTTCTTTCTTTTTCATCGTGTTTATTTTTAGAATGGTGTGTTAGTTTTCTTTTTTAATCCTAGTAGTTGTACTACTTTAATCTTGATGAATAATAAGTAATCTTTCATAGTTTCTAGTTTTAGTTGTTTAGTTTTAGTTGTTTAGTTTTATAAGTCAAAGATACACGCTATTGCTCCGCAAGTAACGCCAACCCATATTGCATGACCTACGTTTTTCACTCCTTCCATTGCGTCTTGGTCGCTAGTGATGTGCCTTGTTTTTGTGTGTAAGTCTTGTAGTTTAGTTCTGAACTCTTCTCTTGCTACGTCTTTACCTACAACCTTTGAGTCTTTGTAGCATTTCCAGCCTGCTTTTAGTGATTTAGCTTGAGTGCTCTTGATTGTTCCGTAGTTTTTAAAGTCTTGTTTGATTTCGTTGAAGATAGACATGGTAATGTGTGTATTAAGTTAGTAAATGAATTGATTTTTGAATAAATAGATGGCGGTAGCCAAAAGTTTAGGAAGGGCACGGGGTGCCCAGCAGAGGGTATCACTCCCTCACGAATAAAAAAAAATTCCTATATTTGCCTTATAACATTAAAACAAAAACCGTGATGGCTAAGAAATGCAAACCTAAAAGACCTAAACGACCAAAGTATTAAATACTGTAGGATGGCGGAACTGGCAGACGTGCCCTCTTGTCTCGGGGGTGTAGATAATAGTATAAACTAAGGATAACGGGATTGACCACCAAGCAGCGCTGCACCTGGTTAAAAAATTTGTTCTTTAGCTAACTACTACGTGGAGGTTCGAATCCTTCTCCTACAGCTAGTATTAATCTTAAATAATTAAGATAGAATGGTAAAATCTTATATAGAGACTCCTTATGGGGATATTTTTAAAGACATAGATGGTTTATGCCTTGAGGTCGAAACAGACGACTTCAGTATGTTCTCTCCAACGACAGCGTTAGACAATGAGATAGATAATTGGTTGATAGATAATGACTATATGATATTAGAAAGGGGTATATACTTTAATGATCCTATAGTTGAGACTTTGAATTATATATACTACAATGAGCAGACTAATGACTACGAGGAGGTAGAAGTCCCTGTGGGATATAGTAGTACTGTTGATATGGGTAACTTCTTATTAAAGTATAAACTGGAAAAGAGATAATGTATCTATTAAAGATAAGTAAGAAAGGAGAGAGTGTAACTGATGAGGATAATGGGATACTAGCTGTTCCAGAGTTCCAGAAGGTTTTAAAAGAAAAGAAGTTAGGACAGAAGGGTATGAAGTTTGTGGCGTTAAGTCAGGATTATGATTCTCCTTATAGGTATCTTAACGAGAAGGATAGGAACAGGCAGATATGCACGGATCTATTTGGGAAGCCCGATTGGGCTGACACTAAACATCCTTTAATAAAGGCGGCTGTAGGTAAATACAGGGAATTACAGAGAGATCCTCTTGACGATCAGTTAGAGGCGTTTAATAAAAAGATAGATCAATACACTACACTTATTAATGAGTGGCATTTAGATCAGGAGACAGCTGAAGATTTGCAGAAGGTTATGATAGGTATTGAGAAATTATTAGGTACTAGAACAGTATTGTTGGAAGCAATAGAGCGTAGAGGTGAGAGAAAAGTAATTAGTGGTGAACAGACTCTGAGTTTCCTTGAAGATAGAGCAGTTAGACTAAAAGATGCTTAATGGCTAAGAAATTTGATGTACAGGCTTATAGGCCAATTCCAAATCACGGACACCCTAAACTAGATGCAGATAGTCTTATATATCAGGACTATTGGGAGGAAGAGATGCACAGGTGTATTAATGGTTACAAACCCATAGGTGGGGAGTGGATACCTGGTAATTACTACTGGTATTTGAACTACTACATGATCTTAGGTAATGATGGTAGTGATGGTAATCGAAAAACATTAATATACCCTTGGTATAGGGATATGGATAAAGAGTATTTTAACCTTTTCCATACTTGCAGGGAAGAGGGTAAAGGAATGATCGTGATTAAGGCTAGGGATAAGGGTTTCTCCTATATGAACTCTGGCTTGGTAGCGCATGAATTTACTTTCTTTCCGCATTCCGAGGTAGGAATTGCGGCTGGATTGGGCGTGACAGCAAACTCTTTCTTTGATAAAGTCAAAAAAGGGTTGATGAATCAACATCCTAATTTTAGGCATGGGTGGTTAAAGGATACTAAAGATGTACTGAGGGCTGGATATAAGCAGAAGAATACTGAAGGTCGCTGGGAAATAGGTGGTTATCAGTCAGTTATACATTGTAGAACTATGGATGATCCTGAGGTCTACAAAGGTGAGCGTTTATCTATTATGATATTCGAGGAAGCAGGGGAGTTTAAGAGATTGAAGAATGCTTATATGTCATCTAAAGCTTGTTTCATGGATGGGGCTTACCAATATGGAGTTCCAGTAGTCGGTGGTACGGGTGGTGATATTGATGCGGCTTCTGCTGACTTTATGGATATGTACTATAATGCAGAGGCATTTAATCTTATTCCTATGTTTATACCAGCATCTAGAGCTCTTCACGGGTTCTTCAGTCCTAAGACGGGAGTTGATGACGAGAAAAAGGCGTTTGAGTATATAGAAGATGAAAGACGAAAGATACTTGAGAATGGTGGTGACAGTAAAGCTTACAACTTATCTATACAAAACTATCCCTTAACCATACAGGAGGCTTTCCTTAAGACTAAAGGTTCTAGGTTTGACATAGCATTGCTTAATCAGCAAAGGGCTAGGGTTCAGACACTTGCAGATCCAGAGCAACACATAACAACTGGTAACCTGGATTGGGTGATAAATGAAGATGGACTAACCGATAAGGTTGTTTTTACTCCACACCCACACGGGCCTTATAAAATACTACACCAACCGCAGGTTCACATGCAAGGGTTGGATATTGGTGGTATTGACTCTTACGATCAAGATCAGGCTGGTGCTGCCCCGTCTTTAGGTTCAGCAATGATATTTAGACGTATAGCTGACACAAATCAACCGTATAGACTTCCTATTGCGGAATACACAGATAGACCTGAAACAGCAGAGCAATTCTACGATGGATGCTTGAAGTTGGCTGTTTATTATAACGCTCAGATGCTTATTGAATACACTAAAATTGGTATCTTAGACTATTTCCTCAGAAATAGGGCGCAAAAATATTTAAAAACTAAACCTAGATCTGCACACGCCCCTGGAACAAAGACCAGAAATAACTATGGGGTACACATGAATAAGCAGATTAAGGCGTACATGGAATCTTTAATGTATGATTACATTAAGGAGAGAGGGGATGAGATATGGTTTATAGACCTCTTAGATGAGCTTTGCGACTGGGGTTCTAGGAATACGGATAGAGCAATCGCATTCGGTTTGTGTCTTATCCACGAAAATGATAACTTTGCAATTGAAGTTAAAAATAAAGAAAACGAAGCCATAAAAGAAAGTGGCTTTGTCTATTATAAATACGATGCTAATGGTACACCTATTAAACACATAAGATAATGAAGAATTTTCCTAGTCAATTAATATCTGACTCTAAGAAGGATAAAGGATGGTGCGAACAAATGCTTAATGCTATTGTAAGCTCCACAGATCACGCAAACAGTCCTGAGAGTAGGTATAGAATTAAAGATATAAGAAACTACGATATATACAATGGTGAGTTTAACCGTGATGACTATAAATACCTAACGGAGCAATATGGGTATAATTACCCAGCCAGACTGGTGAACTATCCGATAGTTCAACCTAAGATAGACTTATTGTTAGGTGAAGACCTTCATAGACCTCTTGATACTAAGGTGGTTACTGTAAATCAGGAAGCTATTAATAGGAAGGAAGACCATAAGGTTACTATGGTTATGAATAAACTCCTGGAAGAGGTTAAGGAGGAAATGAAGAATTTAGGTATGGAGACTAATACTGAAGGGCAGGATATTCCAGTTCCAGATGATATAGATACCTTCATGCGGTATAATTATAGAGAGTCTATAGAGGAGTCTGTTCAAGACGGTTTAGAATTTCTGGTAAACCGATATAAGCTTAAAAACAAATTTAAGGAAGGGTTTAGAGATTTATTGATAACTGGTAAAGAGTGTTATAGGATTGAGATAAAGGATGGTGATCCACAAGTTCGGAGGGTAGATCCTAGGGCTTTAACTTATGATTTAACAAGTGAAACTGATGACTTAGGTGAGGCTAACTGGATTTCAGAAGAGAGATGGCTTTCTCCTAGCGATATTGTAGATGAGTTTGGTGAGATTCTATCTGATGAGGATATTAGACTGATAGAGTCTATATCAAAACAAGACAGCACAGGCATACAGACGGAATATAGAAATTGGTACGCAAAAGGTGAGTCTGGTGATTTACGAGTTAAAGTTGTTCACGCAGAATGGAGATCTCTAAAAAAGATACAATATAAACTAAGCCCTAACAAACATGACAACGAAAAGCCGTTTAGAAAGATGGTGTCTGATAAGTACAGGAAGAGAAAAGGTGAAAAGATTCGTAAAGTTGTTATTGATGACATTTGGCAGGCTACAAAGATCGGTGGTAAGATTATGGTTAACTGTCAGCGAGTTCCTAATCAAATACGTTCTTTAGATGATCCTAGTGCAGCTAACTTGAGTTATGTAGGGTGCATTAGAAATCACACTACGGGAAGTTCCGTGTCTATGGTAGATCTACTTAAGAATGTTCAGATGCTATACAATATTGTAATGTATCACATAGAACTTTCTATGGCACGTTCTGGCGGTAAAGCAGTTGTATATGATGTAGCTCAGATGCCAGCTAACCTTGGTATGAATATGCAGGACATTATGTATCATATCAAAAATGACGGTATTATACCTATTAACTCTAAGGATGAGGGGTTACAGGCGCAGACGTTTAATCAATTCCAGCAGATAGACTTTACCTTGTCTAGTTCTGTTCAGCAACTTATAAACCTTAAAGTTATGTTGGAAGATATGGCTGGTCAAGTATCAGGCGTAACTAAACAACGTGAGGGTCAGGTTGAACAATACGAACAAGTAGGTAATCAGCAAAGAGCTGTAGTTCAGTCAGCTACAATTACTAGGTCTTGGTTCTGGTCACACGACATGGTTAAGCAAGACGTATTAATGCGTTGCGCTAATCTTATGAAGATTGCGTGGAGCGAAGGTAAGAAGACTGCAACGGTGTTCGGAGATGGAACGTACAAGTTTATTTCTATATTACCAGATGTGCAGTTAAATGATTATGGAGTATTCTTAGG